TTTAGTTAGAACATTTAGCGATAATGTTGGTGGAATATCTGACGCACAACTTTACCAATCAGCTACTCGTGGTCAGCAGCAATTTATTCAGGCTGCTGGCAAGCGGTACGACAGGATCATCAGTTTGATGGGGGATACTCCTGTTGACATCACTGGAACAGTGAAAGCAATTGATGAGCAGATTTCCAAGTTAACTCGCCCAGGAGTATCGCAAGACCGCTCAGCTGTTTCTGTCCTTCAACAGTTTAGAAATGACATCACCAGCGGTCCAAATAACCTGCAATTAGCTAGAGAAAACCGTACAAACTTACGTAAGCGCTTTATGGCAGCACCTGACGAGGTCGATAGAGATACGCTGGAGAAAGCTGCGCAGTCTGTTTATAACGCATACACAACAGACATGAAAAAAGCGGTTGGCGCAAAACTAGGTGCTAAGGAAGCGCAAAACATGTCGCGTGTTGATCGTTCTTGGGCAAAGTTCAACGACATGATGAGCAATACACGTGTCCAAAAAGCTATTCAGAGTGGTAAAACAACGCCAGAAGATGTCACTAAACTAGTATTCAGCCAAAGCCCAGCGGAAAGGGCGCAACTTTATCGATTGCTTGATGATAGTGGGCGTCAAAATGCTAGAGCAGCACTTGTTCAGCGTGCAATGGATAAGGCGACAAGCGATTCAGGAAAGCTTAGCGTTGAGAAGTTTATTAATGAAATGAAAAGGAATCGGAAGCAGGCTGAGACGTTCTTCAGAGGAGAGCATGGGAAACAGCTTGATGGGATAATGAAATATCTTGATTCCACTAGACAGGCAGCTACTGCTGCCGCAAGCCCACTAACAGGGCAAATGGTAGCTGGTCCAGCAGCGCTGATAACAGCTCTTGCATCTGTTACAAATCCAATGTTTGCAAAAGTTGCGGCAGTTGGAGCTGGTATCGGTATGGCTGGCAGGGGCTATGAGTCACGCGCGATGAGGAACGCATTACTAAAGTTAGCAAACACACCAAAAGGAAGTACTGCTTATGATAGAGCGATCAGGCGGGTATCTGAAACTCTTACACCTCTAATTCAGGCTTCAAGTGAGAAAGCCCAGCAGTAAAAAGTTGGTTAGCGGTTGATGGTTGCTTTTTTCGGGTCATACCATCTCGGCCATTCTTTCAGGAATGGGAATGAGTCGGGTGCGTGGTTCTTTTTGTACGACTTAAGCAGCCTTAACCGCTCAATCGCACACTCATAAACCTCTTGTTGCCCTGTAGTCATCTCGGTCCATGAAAGGTGATCCATTGATAAGACAACGTTTTCAGCTTCTTTTATGAGGGCGTTTTTATTTCTCACCGCAGCAGCATGGCTGACAGAGCAATCCTGCCATATTCTTAAAAGCCAAATAGCTAAGCAGATGAAAAAAATGGTAGATAGCGATATATACACACCAACCTCTTTAGTTTTTCTAGTTACTTTATTACGATAGGATATGCAAATTGATAAAACTAAATTGCGCACATGATAACTCAGTAATAACTGTTAATGAAAACATGATCACCTATATTGCACAAGGCGAAACAGGAAGCATAATCTGGTTTCATGAGTGTGATCACGTTTGGGTAAATCAAAGTCAAGAGGAAATACTTGAAATTATCAAAAATAACTATCTAAACGTTGCACACGACTCATCTATCCATTTTTCATAAAATTGTATACCGAGATAGGCAAGAACAGATGGATGTATATCAACAAGCTTTTCGCCAAGATGTTCTGTTGGAGGTGGATAATCTTTGTCTTGGTTTCTTACGGTTATAGGCATAGTTGTTGCTGGATGAAACTCAACTATCATAGGGTCGCCTTCGTATTTTGCTATTTTCCCTGTTGAATCAATGATTAACTCTTTAATATAATGGCTTTTTGCTCCCGGAAATGCCCCAAGAGTAGTATAAGGAGGTTCAAGTTTTGAGATTTCCATAGTGGAATGATGATCAGCATTTCTTGCTTGGTGAAGGTAAGCAAGTGTTTTGTCTGTTTTTCTAAGCATGAACTTTTGGTTGAAGTGGCTGCTAAATTTTCCACTAACCGGCTTTGTTGCACAGAGCAACTTACTGAAAGACTTTTCTATATGCCCAAGACATTCTCGCCAGTGCATTTCAAAATCATCATGGTTTGTAGATGATTTCATCTGCTCTAGGCACTTTTTAGCTGCGATGATTTCTTTTTTTGCTGGGTTGTAATCGATCATTTTGCATCCTTGCCATACATGTTTTTAAGTGTCTCAAATACCACAGACTTGAACTGTTCAGCCTGCATCTCGGCTAATCGTTCAGCTTCATTGCGATAACCTTTTACAGGAGATGGTCTCGATAGAGCATCTTGGACGATTTGCAACAATTCTGAGTTCATTGATCTACCATTTGACTCTGCTCTGTATTTTAATTTTTCTCTTACTTCCAAAGGAATGCGGAAGTTAAAGTGCGGATCATCTCTAGCCATGCCATCACTCCAAGTTAGTATCTCTAACTTTCGTCTTTATTGTTGCTATACATGCATTTCAACTTCTCAACATCATGTTCAAGATCTATCAATCGTGATGCTATAGTTGCAAGGTCTAGTGCTTGAATGTGTTTATTTTTTTCGGTCCATGCTTCAAGTGCCGCGACCATCTCAGCATTTAATGAACGAGAATTAGCCTCAGCCAGTTCAATAAGACGTTCCTTTATCTCTACAGGAAGCCTCAGATTCACTTGAGGGTTTTTGTACTTACGATCAGACATCGGCACATCCTGAATAATTTTTTACCACAGGATATGTAGGTATCTATTGACTATCAATGCGTACCTAAATACTATGTATGCGTACCACATACAACGGAGGATGCAATGAAGGTAAAAACACTGCGTATGCCAGAGAAGTTAGAAAAAATCCTTGAAGAGAAAGCAAAGGAAGAGTGTCGCTCATTTAGTGCAGAAGTAATTAAACGGGTGATGGACAGCCTGAAGAGAGAGGGGATAACGGTATGAGTAAAGAATGTTGTTTCTGCGGCATTAGCGAATCAGACGCTGATCAAACATACATTTACTCTAAAGAAACAGGTCGGATGCTGTGTAGTGACTGCGTGTTGGACATCATAAGATACAAGCATCTTGGATGTTCTGCCAGCATTAGCAATATAGGTGGAGTATATGAAGGGAAAGATATAACTGATAGAGCAGAAAGTTGAAGCCCCAACTGCTGTAACAGTCAGGGCTTCGGCATCAACAAATCGGATTAGGAAATATTGACATGAAAAGTATAGCAAAGGCACAAAACGATTTCACCATCTTCAAATTCGGCGACAGTGAAATCCGCGTCATCAACAAGTGCGGTGAGCCGTGGTTTGTAGCTAAAGATGTTTGTGATGCTTTAGATTTGACTAACTCACGCAAGGCGCTTACTGCACTTGATGACGATGAAAAGGGAGTAACTTTAAGTTACACCCTTGGTGGTGAGCAGAATCTAAGCATTGTGAGCGAATCAGGTATGTATACATTGGTTCTGCGCTGCCGCGATGCAGTCAATAAAGGTTCAGTCCCGCACAAATTCCGCAAGTGGGTAACAGCAGAAGTTCTGCCTTCAATTCGCAAACATGGCGAGTATGTAAAAGGAAAGAAAACCACTGTTGAGGAAAGAACACCGCTACGCGATGCAGTAAACATGCTGGTAGGAAAGAAAGGACTTCGCTATGACGATGCATACAATATGGTTCATCAGCGTTTTGGTATTGACAGCATTGATGAACTTTCAATTGAACAAATCCCGCTGGCCGTAGAGTACATCCACAGGGTAGTGCTTGAAGGTGAGTTCATTGGCAAACAAGAGAAGAAAACCAACGAGCTTTCTGCAAAAGAAGCAAACAGCCTTGTATGGTTATGGGATTATGCCAACCGCTCACAGGCATTATTCCGCGAACTGTATCCGGCGCTAAAACAAATTCAATCGAACTATTCCGGCAGATGCTACGACTACGGTCATGAATTCTCGTATGTTATCGGAATGGCGAGAGACGTTTTAATAAACCACACACGAGATGTTGATATTAATGAGCCAGACGGACCAACGAATCTTTCCGCATGGATGAGACTTAAGAATAAAGAATTACCTCCTTCAGTACGTAACTACTGACAGATAACCAACGCAACGACCCAGCTTCGGCTGGGTTTTTTTATGCCCAAAATTCACCGTAGCCACGCTGCGGCGATTCCTTGTATCTGGAGCAAATTAAATGTCAAATATCACCGCAAATGTTGTGGTAAGCATGCCTTCGCAACTCTTCACTATGGCTCGTTCTTTTAAAGCCGTAGCCAATGGCAAAATTTATATCGGTAAAATTGACACTGACCCGGTAAATCCTGAAAACCAGATTCAGGTTTATGTGGAAAACGAAGACGGCTCTCACGTTCCTGTATCCCAGCCAATCATCATTAACGCCGCTGGTTACCCTGTATATAACGGACAGATTGCCAAATTCGTAACTGAGCAAGGCCATTCTATGGCTGTTTATGATGCGTATGGTGCGCAGCAGTTTTATTTCCCTAATGTGCTGAAATACGACCCTGATCAGTTAAGGAAGGAAATTACATCCACAGGGAAAGGAAAAGGTGCGGATATGATCCCCCTTCAGCAGGGTGGAACAGTTCAAAGTGCTATATATTATGTTACGCCATCATCGGCAGGAATAACTGGTGATGGGACAGATGAAGGAGAAAAATTAATCTATTTGCTAAATAGATATGATGGGTATGTTATCGACCTGTCTGGAATGACAATTAAAACAAGCGAGATGATTAGTGTTGTTTTCAACAAAAAAACAACAATAAGAAATGGAACTATTATCTATACTGGAGCAGTAAGTCCATTTGTTTTAAAAATAACGTGCTCATCCGTTATTTCCATAGAGGATATTGCCATTGACGGCAAGAACAATGCTGCAAAGCTACTCTATGCGCTTTCATCCGATAACACCGCAAAAATATCTATTTCAGGCTATTCTGGGAGAAACGCTAGGGAAGCAATTGATACAGGATTATCAACTGCTGCATATATTACGGCAGACTCATTGTTTAGATGGAAAGAGATTAGGCTGTCAGATTCCTCAGCTTATGATATTTCAAGCTCAGGTGGTTCTAATGTTGGTCGCGGGTTTATGGTTCAAAACTTTGAATATTGCTATGTTAGGAATATTTCAGTATTCCGAGTTGGACCATATCAGGATGCGGATGGGATATATGCATCATCCCCTAACTATTTATCAGCAGTATTTGATATTAGTGATTCGTATTTTGAAGACTGCCAGAAGAGATCAGTCAAATCACAGATAATGAACTCTCGGGTGAGCAATATTGTAGAGCGGCGCACACAGGCCTTTGCTGTTGCTGCCGGGCAGTCAGCAGTAGACTTGCAGGCAGGAGGTTCTCTAGACGGACTTAGTTGCTTCTATGCTGACGGAGCAGCCCCACAGTCAATCGTTTCAGGTGGTCTTGTCAGTGGAGCACCGACATTTCGAGGTATTTCTTTGCGAAATATTGACGTCAACTGCGAAGATCCGTCAGATATTATCTCTCGTCTGGTATCATTTTATAATAACTCGCCGAATACATATGATGGTTACATTGCTGAAAATATAAAATGTAATGCCATAATAGAGAATGTTGGATTTCTGTATAGCAATACAGGAAACACAAATTTTAATGTATATCTCTTCAAAGAGGTTATCTTCAGAAACATTCAGTCGTCAGGAATGGCAGGAACGGTGCCAACTGCTGTAATTCAAATAAGCAGAGGTTCCTCTGCGTATGTGAAGGCTATAGTACGGGTGCAAAACCTCAATCTTGGCGATGGAAATATCGCACCATTGTATTATCTTGACCCATTGCCAGGGGTTACAACTTTTCTTGATGTTTTATTTCGTCAAGTAAGTAATTGCAGAGGGTTTGATACGCTAACTAACGTAAATTCCGATACATCTCAACGCATCTATGCAGTAACTGCAGACGTAGCTGAAAATGAATCTACAACACTTTTAATACCAATAAAGACAACAAATGGAAAAACGGCAGTAAAAATATCTGTAATGTATAACTCAAACAGGGATGAGCATGCAGCAAAGCTATTCACAGAAGGATACTGGTTCTTCGGGTTATCATTGCCATATTATATAGAATCAGTCGCTGGAGTAAAAACACAAACAAACGTTGGATCTATCGTGGTCACAGTTGCTGAAAACAATTTAGTTGTAAAAAAAATCGCTGGAACCACCGCTGCAAGCGGGCGGATGACAGTGATTATTGAGCATATATCATGCGTGAATATGTAGGTTAATCTGATAAATTGGGAATGGATTGGTTGCAGAATGGCGCCCTCTGTGAGACATCTGCTGCATTAGGAGTGATAACATACATCATCAACGATGCGATGTGAGTTTGATTATTGCACGGTTTATAGGTGGCGCTATGCCACCCTCTC